GTACTTAATCATGCTGCGAGTAAAGTAATCACCCTCGTCTGCCACAGGATTCTGTTGATACAACGCGGACCAATCTCGAGGGCCAACTGCTTTTCGTATACGGTTAAGTGACGCGGCGTCATACCGATCAAGGTGTAACGGCTCGCCCATCTTCCGGTACTTCTCGTCTTCCTCAGCGATGGCGGGATAGCGAACTACTTCCCAATCGTCGCCGCCTTCGGTCGCCATTTTTAGTAGGCGCCCCGCAAGATCGTCGTCATGCCAACGAGTGAGAATAACCAGTACCCCGCCGCCAGGAGCCAGACGGGTGTACGCCGTTGACGTATACCAATCCCAGTTAGCCTCTCTATTATTCTGAGACTCAGCGTCTTCTCGGTTTTTTACAGGGTCATCGATAACTAATATGTGTGCCCCTTTACCCGTGATACCGCCACCAACACCTGCAGCAACAAAGCCGCCGCCACCAGTGGTGAGCCACGCTTCAGCACTTTGAGAGTCAGGATCTAGACGTGTTTTGAAGGCACTCTTGTAGGACGGCTCTCGCAGCAGGTTACGCACCTTTCTCGAGAAACCCATCGCCAGTGAGCCTGAGTATGAGCAGCTAATGAACTCGTGCTCAGGGTTACGTCCCAAGTGCCAAGCGGGGAACGCTACCGAGGCAAGTGTCGATTTCCCATGCCGAGGGGGCATGAACAACATTAACCGTGGCGACTTCTTATCAACCACGTCTTGTGAGAACTTCTCTAACCTTTGGCAAATGTCCTTGTGCACCCAGCCTGCTTGGTAATCTGGATTGAACCGCTCAACGAAGGGCAGCATCCGTTTACGCGTGAGGATACGCATGGCCAACTCTTCGCGAGCCATTTCTTCAGAAGTTTTTGGTAGAGGGACATCAGTACTGGGGTCTTTCGGCGAAGGCAGGGAGTCCTGCCGGTCTGCTTGGCAGTACACACACCAGTTGTCCGCGCCCATAAGAGTAGACGGAACCGACTTCTTACACCGTTCGCATGTGCTCTTGGGCGCTTCATCCGTCATGTGTCTGAGGCTCTAGGTACTGCGTCCCTTTGCCAGCAAGCTTCAACAACTCGTCGTCACTCAGTCGTTCGAGCTGCTTGGCACCATTAATCTGTATGTTGACCTGCTGATTCTGAGATTCTTTCGCCAGACCATGCAGACGCACCATACTGTCTACCGTATTCTTCATCTCTGTCGCGTTGGCAGAGGACACGTAGGCATTCATATACATTGAGTGTGCTTGTTGAATGCCAAATTTCACTTCCTCATGCATCTGCTCGCGGAAATACTGAATGGCACGTGCCACGGCCTCTACTTTAGCGGCGGAGTAGGCATTGGCAGGTGACGCGTAACCAGCAGCACGCCCTGCAGCGGCAATAGTCATCCCACTGCAGATGAACTGGACTAGTTTCTCCTGTTGAACGCTAAGCACACCAATTTGAAGCCCCATATAAGGCATGTGGGAGTCAAACTCGGTCTTTGACATTTGTTCAGTGGAGGGTGTGATTGTTGGAGTCGTCGTTATCGAAGTAATATCTATCACCCCCCGCGATGTAATTGCTCATTTCATTACTAAAATTAACGAAAATTGGAGGGTTGATGTAATCAACCTGAGTTACTTCTTCCACAAACTCTTGTATTTCGTCGTCTGCGTAGCCACTGGCACGTAAAACTTCGATTGTTTTGGCGTAGTCGTACACCAAAACAGGCGCGCTGCCCCTTAGAACGACTTGATACCCTATACAGGCGTCTTCTAGCCCTTCTAGGCACAGCACTTCTATATTATTCATAGCAATATATTAGCTTTACTAATATTATTTTGCAAGCAACTGCCCAGCGATATTTTTAATCCACCACATAAACATATTCTCATCCAAGGTGTGCTTCATCAGGTTTATGCGGTTACAGACCAAGTGTACATTGTCAAGTGAGTAGCCGCGTGCTGGGTCTCGACGGTCAATTGACGCGTTTAGATCGACTCTACTAATGCCATCTCTGTAACTGGTCATTAAAATGCCGCTATAGGCGCACTTACCGTCCTGCCGCTCCCAAATTTGCATCAAATCTTCAGGAGTTAGCGAAAAACCGTCAGGTTCTTTGCCTCGTAGCTTTTTTCTGTGCGAATAGCGTTGGTTTGCGCAGATCCTGGAGAAGTAACTCTCGGTACTCTGGTTGGTATTGATCCTTTTGCTATGCCAACTGCATTCTTTACACTTAGTCGACCTACTATTGTTGCCGCGCTTATTCAATTTCATTTCGAAAGCGCTTTTAGGCAGCGCGCTGCGGCAATTTCTGCATGTATATGTCTTTTCCATGCCATGCTTTATATATTAGTAAAGCTAATATCGCAAATTATATAGAAATTTTTTATAAAAATATTTTTAAATTTCAC